GGAAATTCAACCAATTCAAATGTGGCAAAATGGTCAATTTGTAGAAGCGATTTATCTTAACACTTGGGCTTCAAATGTAACTTTAGGAACAAGTGCAGTATTCACTTACAACCTATTAGATGCTGCTCAACAAAGATTACAAGATGGCAGTTTAAATATGGTAGGTGAAGATTACACTAAATGGGGAGCAAACGACCAATATGCTTGGGAGTTCGTAGCTACAAGTTTAAACCTTACAATCATTGGTGATTATGTTCCACCTGTGCCTGAAGTTGCTGAAGAAGTTGCACCAACAAATAGTATTTAATCATATCTTTGTAAAAATCAAATCAAATGAAATACAATCAGCTAAACCAATTAGTGGCGTCAATTAATGCCGTTATTGGTGGTCAAGAGACCAAAATTCAGAAAAAATTATTTAAGTTGTATGAGAAGGTAAAGCCTAATCACGAATCTTATCAGGCTCAAGTAGAAGAGTTGCGTTTAGATAATGCTGCTACTGACGATAAGGGGGTATTAATAATGGATGAAAAAGGGGGTTACAAATTCAACAAAGAAGGGGTTAAGAAATTAACCAAAGACATTGAGGCTTTAAACGAAAAAGAGTTTGAGTTTAAACCTATTGAAGTCATTAACACCAACGGATTAGAAAAGTTTACATTCTTAAAAGATTGGACTACAGGCATTGAGTTTGTTGAAGAAGAGGAGGAGGAACTATAATGGACATTCGTAAAATATCAATAGGACCCGACTACAAAGGCGGTGCTATGCACTACATCGTAGGGCAGAAAATCCTTGGCGATACTAACGAAATCCATCTTATCAGGCTTAATCCTGAGAAAGAATCTATCCAAATCTTTATTATAAACGAGAAGGCGGAGGTGGTGCTTTGGAAAGAGTTTACCTCCACTATTCCTATATCCATTGAATATAACATCAATATCTAATGCAGTCTCCATTCTATTTCATAGCCAAGCCGGTTAATGGAAGAAGATACGACAATACAAAAGAGATAGGAGGTATTGACTTTATTGTCAGCACTTCTGAGGAGGACCACAAGTTCTCTAACCGATTTGCAGAAGTTGTTGAACTTCCATTGGGTTACAACGGTCCTATCAGGACAGGTGACACTTTACTTGTGCACCATAACGTGTTTAAGTTTTATAACGATATGAAAGGTAGGCAGAAGAGTGGCAAGTCTTTTTTTAAAGATGACCTATTCTTTATTGAGACCGAGCAGTTTTATATGTATAAGCAAGACTCCACGTGGAACGCTTATGATAGGTATTGCTTTATCAAACCTATCTCAGCTACAGAAAGCTATATCAAAAAACCATTCTCAGAAGAACCCCTTATGGGTATTATGAAGTACCCTAACGAGTATTTACTTGAGCGTGGTATTAAGGCGGGAGATATGGTATGTTTTAGCCCTGATAGTGAATACGAGTTTACGATAGATGATGAGAAATTATATAGGATGTATGACCACCAAATAACAATGAAATTATGAATCTAATCACATTCGACAATATTATCAAAAACCCATTATCATATGTGGAAGATATACACTTACACGGATTCCAAGACGTGGCAGACGGGGAGTACACTTTCAGAAACATTCAACCAAGGGATAGTAACGATGAGTTTGCCCTATACGTCACTAATTTATTCTCTGATTACAAGATAGATTTAAACTTTATTCGTAAGTCACCACTTAATCAAGAAGAGCCAAACTTTGTACATACAGATGAAATGATGGGTGATGTCACTTGTATTTTATATTTAAATGAGCAGGCTCCTGAGGATGATGGGACTACTATTTACGATGAAGACAAGAAACCACTGCTTACAATGTACTCTAAGTTCAATCGTATGATAGCTTTTAATTCAGATGCTCCACACTCGAGGAATTTATTCCATAATTTTGGAGAAGCAGAGTCTGCAAGGTTGGTTCAGATAATATTTTTAAAGGCTAAATAATGAGAGATACTAAAGAAATAAAACTACGTATTATTGAAGCGGGGTACAAGGCTGTTAACCACCTTGTAAAAGTAGCTGAGGAGGACATTATTAATACCGAGTCAGATACAGACGTGTCAGCAGATAAGATGAAAAACGCAGCAGCGGCTAAGAAATTAGCCATCTTTGATGCATTTGAGATACTAAGCAGGATAGAAGCTGAGAAAGAAAATTTAGATTCCGCAGACAGGGGAATAAGTAAAACAGATACAAAACAAGGATTTGCAGAAAGAAGGTCAAAGCAATAGTTTATGCCGTATAGTTGAAAGTCATATACCGGCTTCCGTCATCTCTAATAAAAATAGAGTGAGGTCGTGGTTGTATGGATATAACGACCAATATAATGTTGTTGTTATTTCAAAGACCGGACAGATAGGTCAAATAGTAGAGATAGAGGGATTGTTTATCGCTCTTCCTGCCACACCCGATAAGTGTCTTCAAAGACACACATCTAAAGCAGAGCAGTATTGGGAGCGTCAAGATATCCCCCGTGAGTTATCCAAAATACAGTCCATATTCCAATGGAATGAAAAGCCAAAAGAATTTAAAGATAGATGGGTTGATTATATTGAACAAGAGTTTGATTATAGAGACCAAGGTTTTTGGTTTATGAACAATGGGGTTAAAACCTACATAACGGGCTCACATTATATGTACTTGCAATGGTCAAGCATTGACGTAGGGTACCCTGATTTCCGTGAAGCAAATAGAATCTATTGGATATTTTGGGAGGCTTGTCGTGCTGACCCAAGGTCTTTTGGTATGATATATCTAAAGATTAGACGTTCGGGATTCTCATTTATGTCATCTTCAGAGTGTATTAATATAGGTACGCTCGCACGTGACGCACGTATAGGTATCCTATCCAAGACGGGTGCTGATGCTAAAAAGATGTTTACCGACAAGGTAGTTCCTATTAATAGTCGATTACCTTTCTTTTTTAAGCCTGTAATGGATGGTATGGACAAGCCAAAGACTGAGTTGGCATTTAGAGTTCCTGCATCTAAGATTACTAAGAAGAATATGTACGAATCTAACGACAATGAGATTGACGGATTAGATACATCAATAGATTGGAAGAATACAGAAGATAATTCCTATGATGGAGAGAAGTTATTATTCTTGGCTCACGATGAATCAGCAAAATGGACAAAGCCCGTAAACATCAAAGAGAATTGGCGTGTAACTAAAACTTGTTTGCGTTTAGGTAGTAAAATTATCGGCAAGTGTATGATGGGTTCAACCTCAAATGCTTTAAGTAAAGGAGGTCAGAACTACAAAGATATCTATGAAGACTCAAGAATAGCTGTTCGCAATGCAAATGGACAAACAAAGAGTGGCTTATATGCATTGTTTGTGCCTATGGAATGGAATATGGAAGGATTCATTGATAGATATGGTCATCCCGTTTTCCGTAAGCCTAATGAGCCTATAATGGGCGTAGATGGCAGTTGGATTACAAACGGAGCCATTGACTATTGGGAAGCAGAGGTTGACTCTTTAAAGAGTGATGCCGATGCACTGAATGAGTTCTATCGTCAGTTCCCACGTACAGAGTCTCACGCTTTCAGAGATGAGAGTAAACAGGCTTTGTTTAATTTAACAAAACTATATCAGCAGATTGACTATAACGACTCAATGATTAAGGAACATTACCTTACTCGTGGGTCTTTTTCGTGGAAAGATGGCATCAAAGATACTGAGGTTATTTGGACACCTGACACTCGTGGTAGGTTTAATATTGCTTGGGCACCACCTAAGCATATGCAGAACAACATACATATACGTAACGGAGTTAAGTATCCCGGTAATGAGCATATTGGCTCATTTGGTTGTGACTCATACGACATATCAGCCGTGGTTGGGGGACGTGGGTCTAATGGTGCACTACACGGTATGACTAAGTTTCATATGGATGACGCTCCTGTCAATCAATTCTTTTTGGAGTACATTGCTCGTCCACAAACAGCAGAAATATTTTTTGAAGAGGTGCTAATGGCGTGTATATTCTACGGAATGCCTATCTTAGTGGAGAATAACAAGCCAAGACTTTTGTATCATATTAAAAATAGAGGGTACAGAGGTTTTTCTGTAAATAGACCGGATAAGCAAATGGCTAAGTTAACAAAGACTGAGCGTGAGTTAGGAGGTATTCCAAACTCATCAGAAGATGTAAAACAAGCACACGCATCTGCAATTGAATCTTACATCGAGAAGTTTGTAGGATTAGATTTAGAAGCAAAATATAGAGACCCTGAGGAAATGGGCACAATGCCATTTACAAGAACACTTGAGGATTGGGCGAGGTTTGATATAAACGACAGAACAAAATTTGATGCCTCTATTAGTTCGGGATTATGTATAATGGCAAATCAAAAGCATTTATATATGCCTGAGAAAAAAGAATCAAATTTAATTATTAACTTTGCTAAGTATAAAAACGATGGAACAACAAGTCAATTAATTAGATGAAAAATGTAACAGTACAAATAAATGCCACATCTTTCCCAAGTCAATTAACAACTGATGCGGAAAGAGCATCGAAGGAATTTGGACTTCAAGTTGGGCAGGGGATACAATATGAGTGGTTTCGTAAAGATGGTAACTCTTGTAGGTACTATAGCCAATGGAGAGATTTCCGTAGGCTAAGACTATATGCGAGAGGTGAACAACCAATTGGCAAATACAAAAACGAATTGGCTATTGATGGCGATTTGTCTTATTTAAATTTAGATTGGACTCCTGTTCCTATTATACCAAAGTTTGTTGATATTGTAGTTAATGGAATGTCTGATAGGCTTTTTAAGGTTAAAGCATATGCACAAGATGCAATGTCTCAATCTAATAGAAGTAAGTATCAAGATATGCTTGAGTCTCAAATGGTATCAAAAGATATTTTAACAACCATAAAAGAGAAGACAGGTGTCAATGCTTTTATGATGGACCCGGAAGATTTGCCTGAGACTGATGATGAGTTGGCTTTATATATGCAGCTTAAGTTTAAGCCTGCTATTGAGATTGCAGAAGAAGAAGCAATCAATACCATTTTTGATGATAATCATTATGATGACATTCGTAAAAGAGTGGACTATGATATTACCGTAGTTGGTATTGGAGTTGCTAAACACGAATTTTTACAAGGAACAGGGGTTAAACTTACGTATGTAGACCCTGCTAATATTGTTTATAGTTATACTGAAGACCCATTCTTTAAAGATTGTTTTTATTGGGGTGAAATTAAAACACTTGCAATAACAGAGTTAATGAAGATTGACCAATCTTTGACTAAAGAAGATTTACAAGAAATTACACAATACAGTCAGGCTTGGTATGACTATTACAACGTAGCACAATTCTACGAGAATAGTATGTTCAATCGTGATACTTGTACTTTATTATATTTTAATTATAAGACCTCTAAGAAAGTTGTTTATAAAAAGAAAATTTTAGAAGGAGGTGGTTCTCGTGTTATTGAGAAAGATGATACATTTAATCCTCCTACCGAAATGATGGAGGAAGGTAATTTTGAAAAAATAGAGAAAACAATTGACGTTTGGTATGAAGGTATTATGGTAATGGGTACCAATATCTTATTACAATGGAAATTGTCTGAGAATATGGTTCGTCCTAAGTCAGCATCCCAACACGCACTACCAAACTATGTAGCTTGTGCTCCACGTATGTACAAGGGGGTTATTGAGTCATTATGTAGAAGGATGATACCATTTGCTGACTTGATTCAAATCACGCATTTAAAATTACAACAAGTTATTGCTCGTGTAGTTCCTGATGGTGTCTTTATTGATGCTGATGGTCTAAACGAGATTGACCTAGGTACGGGTAACGCATACAATCCTGAGGATGCTTTAAGACTATACTTCCAAACGGGTAGCGTAATTGGACGTAGCTTCACGCAAGATGGTGACTTTAACAATGCAAGAGTGCCTATCACTCAGTTAAACTCTAACTCAGGTGCTGCTAAAACGCAGATGTTGATTACAAATATGAACCACTACATCGATATGATTAGGTCTGTGACCGGTCTTAACGAAGCAAGAGATGGCTCTAATCCTGACCCTAACTCATTAGTTGGTCTACAAAAAATGGCTGCATTAAACTCAAATACAGCTACAAGGCACATCCTTGATGGTTCTTTGTATGTTTATCGTTCATTAGCAGAGGCTTTAACTTATAGAGTTGCTGACATTTTGCAATACGCTGACTTCAAAGATGAGTTTGCCAATCAAATTGGTAAATACAATGTATCTATATTAGAGGAGATAAAGGACCTTTATATTTATGACTTTGGTATATTCATTGAAGTTTCACCTGATGAAGAGCAAAAAGCACAGCTTGAGCAGAACATTCAGATGGCATTATCTAAAGGCGACATTAACCTTGAGGATGCAATTGACATACGTGAGATTCGCAATATTAAACTTGCTAATCAGTTATTAAAGATGAAGCGTATTAAGACTCAAGAGCGTTTAGAGAAGAATGAGATGCAGAAGCAAGCAATGATTGCTCAGCAACAATTAAAGTCTCAGGAGATGGCAGGGCAGGTTGCTATGCAGAAGATAGATATGGAGACAAGGTCTAAAATGCAAATCAAACAAGCCGAGGTAGCATTTGAGATTCAAAAGTTAGAGAAAGAAGCAGAGATGAAATCTCAATTGATGCGTGAGGAATTTGATTACAATATGCAACTTCACGGTATGGAGACAAGCAATATAAATACTAGAGAGCAGACAAAAGAGGATGCTAAAGCAAAAAGAATTAGCCAACAAAATACAGAGCAATCTAAATTAATTAATCAAAGAAAGAATAATTTACCTCCAATAAGTTTTGAATCAAATGAGGATAGCTTAGATGGTTTTGATTTAGCTGAATTTGAGCCTCGTTAAAATGTCGAAATTTTTATCTATTTTTGTATAAATAAAATCAAATCAAATGGAATATAAAGTTAGAGCCGTAGAAATGCTTGAACCTAAAGGTGTTCAAGAAGTAGAAAAAGAGTTACTTGATAAACACGAAGAGTCGTTAAATCAAGAAAATAATGAAGTAGATAAAGAGGTTGTAATAGACCCAATACCTGCAGAAACGGAGTTAAAAGATGAAGACGTTCTTTCATATATTGGTAAAAGATATAACAAGCAGATAAATTCATTGGATGAATTGGTAGCTGAGCGTAAAGAAGCTGAGCCACTACCTGAAGATGTTTCTGCTTATATGAAATATAAAAAAGAAACGGGTCGTGGATTTGAGGATTTTTTAAAGTTAAATAAAGACTTTGATACAATGAATCCTGACCAACTTCTTAAAGAGTATCTTACATCTACACAAGATGGTCTTGATAGTGATGACATCGAGGCGTTAATAGAGGATTATAAGTATGACGAAGACTTAGATGATGAGGCTTCTATTAAAAAGGTAAAAATCGCAAAAAAGAAAGTTCTTGCTGAAGCCAAGAAATATTTCACTTCCCAAAAGGAGCAATACAGAGTGCCTCTTGAGTCAAGAACGGCATTCATTCCGAATGAGGAGAAAGAAGTATACGAAAGCTATAAGCAATATACCCAACAGGCAAAGACCATAGAAGAGGAGAACAATCGTAAACGTCAATGGTTTGACCAAAAGACGAACGATGTTTTTAGCGGAGAGTTCAAAGGTTTTGAGTTCAATGTTAATGACAAGAAGTTCACGTTTGCTCCGGGAGACGCTAGTGAGTTGAAAAAGAACCAAGCAACACCACAAAACTTTATTAATAAGTTTTTGGATGAGCAAGGTTTGATGAAAGACGCAGCAGGCTATCATAGGTCATTGTCGATAGCAATGCATCCTGACAAATTTGCTAAATTCTTTTATGAACAAGGGATGTCTGATGCTACTGAAGATGTAATGCGTAAAACCAAAAACATCAATATGTCAGAGCGTAAAGCACCTGAGGTTAGCAAGTCTGCAGATGGAATGCAGGTGAAAGCGATAAACCCTGATTCAGGACGAAACCTGAAAATTCGCAGTATAAAAAGAATATAAACAATTAAAAATTTAAAAAAATGGCAAGTGCACTTTTAAGTTCCCCTACCTATGCCCTGCAGCCCTCTGCAGAACAGGTAGCGTTACAAACAAACTACATTACCAACTTCAACTTTTTGAATCAGTATCTTCCTGATACTTATGAAAAAGAATTTGAGCGTTATGGTAATAGAACAATCGCATCTTTCTTACGTATGGTAGGAGCAGAGATGCCGTCTAATTCTGACCAAATCAAATGGGCAGAACAAGGACGTTTACACATCAAGTACACAAGTTGTACTTCAGCAGCAGCAGCAGGTGCTTCAACAGCAACTTTCACTGTAGCTGATAGTGGTGTGACTTATATCGCTATTCGTGTTGGACAAACTTTGATGATTCAAAACAATACATCAGGTGTTTTCAACAAGGCTATCGTAACTGCAGTTCCTTCAGCAACTACTTTCACAGTAGCTTACTACGAGACTGCAGGTCAATCTTTCGCTGTTTCTACAGCTTGTACTGTATTCATTTACGGTTCTGAGTTTAAGAAAGGAACTAACGGAATGGTTGGTTCATTAGAATCAGAAGATGATATCTACAGCAACAACCCTATTATCATTAAAGATAAGTATGCGGTTAATGGCTCAGATATGGCTCAAATCGGTTGGGTTGAAGTTACTACTGAGAACGGTGCTACAGGATACTTGTGGTATTTGAAATCAGAGCACGAGACTCGTTTACGTTTTGAGGATTACTTAGAGACTTCAATGATTGAAGCGGTTCCTGCTGCATCTTCTTCAGGTGCTGCAACTGCAGGTTACATTGGTTCTCAAGGTATCTTCTACGTTGTAAACAATCGTGGTAACGTTTGGGGTGGTGGTACTCCAACAACTTTATCTGATTGGGATTCTATCGTTTCTCGTTTAGATAAGCAAGGTGCTATCGAAGAGAACGTAGTATTCGTAAATCGTGGATTAAGTTTCGATATTGACAATATGTTAGCTACATTGAACGGCTACACTTCAGGTGGTGTTGCTCAATCAGCTTCTTTTGGTCTTTTCGATAACGATGTTGATATGGCGTTAAATTTAGGTTTCACAGGATTCCGTAGAGGTTACGATTTCTACAAGTCTGATTGGAAATACTTAAATGACCCAACTATGCGTGGTGGTTTAAATACTACTGCTGCAACTGCAACCGGTACTATCACAGGTTTGATGGTTCCTGCAGGTTCTACTTCAGTGTACGACCAAATTATGGGCAAGAACGCTAAGCGTCCTTTCTTACACGTTCGTTACCGTGCTTCTGAAGCTGAAGACCGCAGATACAAAACTTGGATTACAGGTTCTGCCGGTGGTGCGACTAACAGCGATTTGGATGCAATGGAGGTTAACTTCCTTTCTGAGCGTTGCGTATGTACCTTGGGTGCTAACAACTTCGTTTTATTCCGTTACGGATAATAAAGGAAGAAAATTACAGGGAGGGTGTCTTCAAAGACACTCTCCTTTTTTAAAAATTAAATCAAATTAAATTAAATATAAAATGGCAAAAAGTACAACATCTGTAGACAAAGTCTATAAGTTGAAAATAGGAAACCCGCTATCTTACACGTTAGCGTCAAGGAATCATCCTCGTTTTCCACTAATGTGGTTTGACGAGAAAAACAATATGAATCGTGCATTAAGATATTGCACAAACCAAAAGTCCCCATTTGAGGACGAGCAAGACGGAAACTTCATTATTGAGCCTATCATTTTTGAAGATGGATTCTTAAGAGTCCCAAGAACAAACCCTGTATTGCAGCAGTTCTTACATTATCACCCTTTAAATGGCAACATTTTTGTAGAGGTAGATAAGGAGAAGGACGCAGCAGAAGAGGTTCAAGACTTGGATTTAGAGATTGAAGCATTAGTAGAAGCACGTCAGCTTACAACAGACCAATTAGAAACTCTTACGAGAGTGATGTTTGGCAAAGACCCATCTACCATATCTACTGCTGAGTTAAAGCGTGATATATTGGTATTTGCTAAAAGAGACCCTAAGGAGTTCTTGAACATATTGAACGACCCTGAATTGAAATTCCAAGCCAAGGTTCGTACATTCTTTGAGAACAAGTTATTGATATTAAGAAATGGTGAGAAAGAGGTATGGTTTAATACCGCCACCAACAAAAAGAAAATGTTATCCGTTCCGTTTGGAGAAGACCCATATGAGATGGTTGCCCACTTCTTACAGAGCGATGAGGGTATAGACTCTCTAAAGATGTTAGAAGCAACTTTAGGTTAGTAGATACTGATTATTGATTGATGATTGGAAAGAAGGGCACTTATTGTGCCCTCTTTTTTTTTATGTATATTTGTAAAAAAAGAACTAATGATAAACTCAGTAAGAAATGCAGTATTATCTATAGTGAATAAAAATAACTATGGATACATATCTCCTTCTGATTTTAATCTGTTTGCCCAAAACTCACAGATGGAAATTTATGAGGAGTACTTTAGTAGTTATAACAAAGTTATAAATGCTGAGAATGGGCGGATGTCAGGTGTTGATTATGCTGATATTGAGCAACCAATTGCGGAAGTTTTAGAGTATTTCTTACGCACAGATTACCTTACAAAAATCTCTGCCAATAAATTTTCAATGCCTACTACTACGACTACAGGTTATGATACCTATATGTTGTTAGACATTAAATGTAAGCCGGTTATCCTTAAGATTGGAACCAACACTTCGGTGGTTACTAATGAATTAGTTGATTCTGCAGGTGGATTTTCAGCCTTGGATATTTCTGCAGGAGATGTGGTTACAAATTTAACAACAGGATTAATTTCTACAGTGGTATCAGTATTAAGCAATACTGTTCTATTATTAGATTCAAATATATTTTTAGCTTCAGGAAATGCTTACGCTATTGTTTCTTCTGCTACTATTGTTCAAGCGGAAAAGGTAATTAATAACAAACTTGCTTTATTGGTTAATTCAAATTTAACTCCTCCAACTAAGGAGTTCCCTGCTTACGCATTACAAGGCTCAGAATTGACTTTTTATCCTACAACGATAAGTAACAAGGGTCAGGTACAAGCGACTTATTTTAGGTATCCTAAAGTACCAAAATGGACCTATATTACTTTAGCCAATGGGGAGCCTGTATTTGACCAATCACAAAATGATTATCAAGACTTTGAATTACCTCCCGAAGATGAATATAAATTAGTGACTAAGATACTTGAATATGCAGGTATGTCTATTCGTGAATCAGAGGTTACTCAATTTGGTATGGCACAACAACAACACGAACAGCCTACATTCAGTATGCAACAATAAAAATTTTAAGATATGGCATATATATCACAGTATCAATATTATGAAAATGGAGGTGTGGTACCCGAAGATAAAAATTGGGGGTCATATCAGTTTATAAGTCTTCAGGATATTGTAAACAATTTCCTATTAATGTATTCAGGAAACCATTCATTAGTAAATAATGAAGAGCGTTACAAGGTATTGTTCCACGCAAAGCGTGCTATTCAAGAATTAAACTATGATGCTTTTAAAGAAATTAAAGTATTAGAGTTGACTGTACCTGACAACTTAAGGTTTATCCTACCATCTGACTATGTCAATTGGGTTCGTGTGTCTTTGTACAAAGATGGTTGGTTAAGACCATTATCTGAGAATATTCAAACACTTTCATCTAAAGCATATCTTCAAGACAATACAGGTCGTATTTTGTTTGACCAATACGGAAACGCATTAAGTCCTCAGTATTCTGAGATTGATTATGATAGATTGACGCATCTTAAAAAGAGTATTTATCTTAACCAAGGCAATCAATTCAATGGTCAGTTGGGATGGAACTATGATGGGATGTGGTACTTTGAAGGTAACATTGGAACTGCTTATGGTTTAAATACAGAAACAGCAAACTTTAACCCGACTTTTAATATTGATAGAAAGTCAGGAGTAATTAACTTTGATTCATCAATGTCAGGGTTATCTTGTATTCTTGAGTACGTATCTGATGGTATGGAGCAAGGAGACAATTCTTTGATTACGGTAAACAAATTGTTTGAAGCATATATTTACGCAGCTATTGAGTATGAGATATTAAGTTCTAAATTTGGTGTGCAAGAATATATCATTGCTCGTTCTCGTAAAAAGAGAAAGGCTTTGCTAAGTAATGCTAAAATAAGAATCAGTAACATTCATCCCGGCAGACTCTTAATGAATATGAGAGGTATGGACAAGCAAATAAAATAAAATGGCAAATTTTACAAGAAACTTTATAGCGGGTAGAATGAACAAGGTAGTAGACCAACGTTTGCTTCCTGAAGGTGAGTATGTAGATGCTATGAATATTAGGATGGGTTCAACCGAGAACTCTGAGGTTGGGGTAATTGAAAATACAAAAGGGAATCTTCCCCTTACTTCGTTAGCGTACATTGATGGAACACCTCTTAGTGCTGCGGCAAAATGTATTGGTGCTTTACAAAACAGCGTGAATGAGACTCTTTATTGGCTTGTTCACGACCCTGATTTTCCTGTAGGTGCTACAGGTAAACTTGACCTAATTGTTTCTTTTAATGTTTCATCAAGTATATTGACATATCACGTTGTCAGCATTGACGATGGGGGTGGTGTAAATACAACTCTTAATTTCAATCCGAACTACTTAGTTACGGGTATGGACATTTTGAATGATTTGTTTTTTTTTACAGATGATTATAATGCTCCAAGATTTATTAATATAAATAGGAATTATCCTAATCCAATTGCTAACACAGACCAAGTAAGTGCAGAGTCATTACTTGTGATAAAAAAACCACCGGTTGAATCTCCGGGAGTTCAGCCAATTGTGACTAATGGTCAAGAAAATTATTTAGATACAAGATTCATTTGCTTTGCTTATAGATATAGATACATTGATGGAGAGTATAGTGCTACTTCTCAGTGGTCTCAACCTGCGTTTGTACCTAATCCATTTAGTTTTAGTATCGAAAGTTTCTTGAATGAGGGGATGACCAATTTCTGTAACTCAGCAAGAATCACATACAACTCAGGAAGTTCTCTTGTAGTTGGTATAGACTTGTTGTTTAAAAGAGCAGATGGTACCGTAATAAAAGTAATTGAGAAACTTGATAAGGCTAATTTAGGTCTTGCAAATAATACAGAATACCAATATACATTTACTAACAGTAAGATATTCACAATACTATCTGAGTCTCAATTGCTAAGGTTGTACGATAACGTGCCTCGTTTTGCAAAGGCTCAGACTATTATGGGGAATAGATTGATGTACGGAAATTACGTTGAAGGATATAATTTAGTAGACCAATATGGTGTCCCTGTTAAATTTGAATACACAACTAACTTGGTTTCAACGCCAATTGGTAATTCAAACATTGACGATGGTCTTCAGTCGGGAAACTATTCTATAAACGGAAGTGTAAACGTGGCTAATGCCATAGTTACTTTTGATTTAACAGGACAAAATTTAGTATCCGGCTCTGCAATAAACTTAGAGGTTGCTATTGCACACGCTCAGTTTTCAGGACAGACACCATTTCCTACAGAAGAAACAGCTACAGTTAGATTGAACTTTGCGTTCTTTTTAGCTACTACATATACATCAGTTTATGCATTAGCTACAAGTGTTGAGTTTCAAAATGCAGTAGGTACGGCAGCTAATATCCAAACAGTTGCTAATTCTTGTAATGGAACAACCTTTACCGATTCATTTAACTGTGCAATACCAAATAACTTAAATGCTTTTACTAAAAATGGTAGCGGTATTAGTGCAGTAGGTCAGCCGGTAAGTATTATTACAAGTCCTGCAAGCAGTGTAATTGGACTACAATTTCCTGCAATGAGATATGTAGATAATGTTACTACTCCTACTCAAACTTTATACGAATATTATGAGGTTACATTAGCAGAAGCCACATTTCAAGAAATAGCTAATCCTCAAAGTTTACATAGCAATCGTGATTATGAGATTGGTATAGTTTATATGGATGAGTTTAATAGAGCAACAACTGCACTTGTGAGTCCTAATAATACGGAACACGTACCTTGTGGTTTGTCAGCGTTTAAAAATTCTATTCAAGTAACTATACCACCAACACAAATACCTCCGGCTTGGGCAACAAGATATAAATTTGTTATTAAGCCTGACGAAGAGAATTATGAGACAATTTATTGTAGCATATTCTTCCAAGACCCAATAACAAATAATGCGTACTTCTTACTTGAAGGCGAGAATGCACGTAAGATTGAGGTGGGAGATAGATTGATTGTTAAGGCTGATTCTAATGGAGCAACCACTTCTTGTGTGTATGCAACCGTTCTTGAGAAGCAATCACAAGCATCTAACTTTATTGAGATTAAAAGTGAGTTAGACCCAACGGTGTTGATACCAATTCCTGCAGGCGTATATATGAAGATTAATCCTAACAGTTTTAATATTGTTCAAGATGAATTAGCCATTATTGCTCCGGGTAAAAAGACTGAGACTGCTCCAAGAGGTGCAGGATATGCTCCTATTTTATACTATCCAATGAACCGTTATGATACGGCTACATCTGCGTGGGTTGATTATTCAGTTCCTGCAGGTAGTAGAATTGTTATGACAATTAAACAAACAAGAGGCGGTGTAGGTAATAGTTGTGAGGAAAGAAGAAGTTCTTTAGAAAAAACTCTTATTTGCTCAAACGATTACGACAATATGTATGATTGGTTTGTAGGAGATGATGTTGAGCAATTTTTAAATGACGGTTCAAGATATGCCGGTGCCGGTCAATGTATCCCTGATAATCAATTTATACCAACAATAACTAATACAGCAGGAGATATTTTAACTGACCTATGTATTAACTATTATAAGTTTTACAGAAACACAGGAACTAACCAATTACAATTAATGGTAACGGGTACATTCCCTTGTACCGGTATTGGTTATCCTAATTCTCGTGCATCAAATGTTGAGGTTAGTATTACGGTATTCCGTTCTGATAATACTTTAATTTTTGAAACACAACCAAGTGATTCATTACCTGATGTATTTTTTGAAAATGAAATGTCTTTTGCTATTTCAAATGGCAATCATATGGGAAACCTACAAGACCAAGACATTGCATTGGGTATTCCGGCTGTAGTTGATACCAAGTTCTTTAACTGTTTTGCTTTTGGAAACGGAGCAGAAAGTTATAAGATTCGTGATTCAATCATTGGCAACTCTTTTAGCTTTGGTAACAGGGTTACAAGTGTATCTGCTCAGAACTATAAAGAGGCTGATAGATTTGCTGACATTACTTATAGTGGTGTTTACAATGCCGAGTCAAACGTAAATAGGTTAAATGAATTTAACTTAGGTCTATTAAACTATAAGAACTTAGAGACTTCATTTGGTGGTATATATGTAATGGATGGTCGTCAAACTGACGTACTTGTTTTACAAGAGGATAAAATTTCATATGTATTAGCAGACAAAAACTTACTATCAGACTCAACCGGTGGCGGTGCTGTTACATCTGTACCTGAGGTATTGGGTACACAAATTGCACGTACCGAGAAGTATGGTATCAGTTTTAACCCTGAAAGTTATGTTCAATGGGGATACGATAGATTTTTTACTGACGTAAAACGTGGTGTAGTTTTACAACTACGTGGTAACTCTTTTTCTAATGAGGAACTCAAGGTTATCTCTGAAATGAATATGAGAACTTGGTTTAGAGATACATTCAACGAGTCGTTTAATACACAGAAACTTGGTGGGTTTGACCCATATATGAATGAGTATGTGTTATCAAGCAATACTCTTGAGTTACCTTACAATCCTGAATGTTTAGAGTGTGGTATTTCTCAGACGTTTACTTTAACAACATTAGCTGAAGAAACCAAGAGTATAAATTATTGCGTTGATTTAGGTCCTGTAGTTGGATTGACTGATGTCAACTACAGCGTGTCATCAATATCTGAAGGAGCACAATTTGAAATAGTAATTGATTACAATGGTGTAACTGATACTACAGGATGGGTTTCTACAGGTGGAACTTTAACTTTTAACAAGGATACAGTATCTGTTGAGACGGTTTCAATTACAATAAATTATACAGGAGACATTGTTTTAAATGTACTTGCTGATTGTTGTAATGCTGCATCTCTTACAATTGTACAGATTGTTCTTACTAATGATTATGATTCAGGAGATACCATCCACACACAATACAGATATGTAGATGGAGCGTTTATTTCTCCTTTGCAATCAAGCCTTGTCACGTTTGCTTCAGGAACAGATAGTCCTTTGATTTCAAGATACAATGTTACTACAAACTATGTAGGTACGGGAGCATTCCCTCCTGCAGGTAGCACAATGACAATGATTTCAAATCAATTTCCTACAGATACATTTGTCTTCAATCCTGCTACAGACAAGTTTAAGTACCTTGTTTCTGATACATTATATGGCAACAATACCACAGATGTGAATACATTATTAGGTTTAGCTACAACGGCTACGCCTAATCAAGGTGGTGGAACTAATAATTATGCAGACTTTACAGTCCCTGCTTTACAAGATTATTTATATTTGGTATGGGATTTTAGAGCGGCTATACCTGCAACATTATGTTTTTCAGCAACTCTTAGCGATGCTTGTTGTGGATGTGGAACGCCTGCTGTTGAATCTTATAATTGTGTATCAGGAACCTGTACAGACCCCGGTGACGGAACAGGAACATATGCAACATTGGGCGAATGCGAGTCAGCTTGTACAGCACCTACAACAGTTCAATTAGATTGGAACGTAGGAAACCAATCAGGCGGTGCATTAACAGTATTTAATAACGTTGGGTCTCAATTACTTAATATTACTTCTACTGCAGGTAGTGTTCAATCAGGAACAATATATCCATTATTAACTGAGTTACCTTATACCATTCGTGGAGAGTGGGTGTCAGGTTCAGGAAATATTATACATTTTAACTTATGTGATGTATTAGATGGTGGAACAATATATACAAGTGCAGCAATTACTATTGTGGAAGAATATGAAGATTATTTAGTAAATCCAACTCCATTATATGCTCTTGTAAATTTAAGAGCACAAAATGTAGCACCTCCAACCTGTCCCGTATAATTAAATTAAAATATAACAAATGGCAACAAGTTCATCATATTATTTAAACGCACCTTCTCTTGGGTCGGCAACTGCTATCTTTACGGATGAGGCTCTAAGTATATGTGCCGATGATGGGTTTTATTCTAACGGGAGTATTGTTAGAGAACAGGTTGAATGTGTCTTATTGCCACAGCAAACTTGCCCTACTTGTGCTACTCCTTGCGGAGAGACTATTAACGCAAGTGGCGGTCAAGGCATTTATCTTCTTGATTTAGACACCGGAAGCACAGGGGGTGATATTGGTGCAGTTATAGTAAGATTTGACCCGTATGGGGTTCCTGATGGAATAAGAGCCACACTTGGGGCAAATGTTTATAATAAACTAACCTCTTCTGTAGATGGACTTCACCAAAGTAGCACTTCAGGAAACCTTACATATGTTGGTCAGACAAGTGGGGATTGTGGAATATCAGGAACTACTTATCCTGCTTTAATAGAATATAGTTATAATGGAACAGCATTCGTTGCTACAGGAGGCACTCAAAGTGTAACTGTAGCACCGGGGGATGTGTCATTAGGAGCGTCTGCTCCGGGAAGTTGTTTAATGGTTATACCAAAACTTACAGCATCTCCATCAGTTATTAACTTTGAAGTAGTTGGACCTTGCTCAGGAACTGCTTGGCAAATGTCGGTTGCTTGTCCTGTGCTTCTTACAGGATTTAGTTCAAGCGTAAATGCTGTCTCTTCAGTAGCTGCCTGTGCTTTATCAGAAACCGTAACTTATTATAATGCTTCATTAGCTGATACTCCGGGGACCGTTGGTTTGTATGACTTTGTATATGCTGATGCATATGGCTCAACACCATTGAACGCAGGATACTATAAAGCAACAGGTTCAATTACGGGCAGTAATGATTGGTTTCAAGTAAATTCAGCAGGCGTAGTTATTGCTTTAGGAGTTTGTTCGGCACCTCCAACTACTGCATCTTTAGCTTGGTCTTATAGTGAAACAGGTGGTTCTGTTGGCACAATGGATTTATATGTTAATGGATTGGTTGTTGAAAGCAGAGATTATACTGCAAGTGGAACTTGGAATGTTTCTCTTGGGGATGAGATTTATGTTATAATTACATCAAGTGGATGTACTTTTGGAGGAAGTAATTATGCAAACGCTTATTGCACAGGAATAATAACCGATGCAGCTTGTGCTAATACTTCTACAGGTATTTCTACTACAACATATACCGTAGTTAGCGGAGATTTAGGGACAACATTAAATTTAGATACATTTTCACATTGCGATACCGGATGCGTATAAAATAAACAACTATGCCAAATTATACATTATCATATAGCGATATGGTCGGAGGATGGGTATCCTTCTACTCTTATTATCCTGATTGGATGATAGGAATGAACAACTATTTCTATACTTTTAAAGGAGGAGACTTGTATCGTCATAACGTTAATGCAGACAGAAACACGTTCTATAGTCCTTGGTGGGTAAAGATTGGTGATGCGGGAGGGGCATTTACTCCTACTACATTGCAAAGTGTATTTAATACAGCACCTCTTGAGAATAAATTATTCAAGACAATCAATCTGCAGGGAGATGACAAGTGGGGAGTAACTTTAGAAACTGATTTACAATACTCAGGATTTATAGAAGAATCTTGGTTTGAGAAGAAAGAAGCGGCTTACTTTGCATTTGTACGTAACAACTCAGTGGGTCAGCTTGCTCTTAGAAGTGTCAATGGTATAGGAAGAAGCTATCAGGTTGCTTCCGGTGGTACAATAGTTAAGTTTGTTATTGGTGTTGCCATAGGTAATATTATTAGCGTTGGAGATTTGTTGTATTTTTCGTTACCTCCTTATACCACTCCTGTACTTGCAGGTAAAGTAACAGCTATTACGGTAGATTTGCCTAATTCAGTTAACCAATTAACCATAGATATTACTATCCCGGGAACAACACCTATACCTATTCAAGATGCGTTTTTCTTATATATTAAAAATTCAGTAGCTGAGTCTCACGGAGTCTTAGGTCATTATTGTACATTTAATATAGAAAACACGTCTAACACTAAAGTAGAATTGTTTGCGGTACAGTCAGACGTTATGAAAAGTTTTCCTTAAATTTAATATCTTTGTAAGAATATGGAATTATATATACGAGAACTGAACGAAACAGACTACGATGAGATACTCGTAGGATGGTGGAAACAGTGGGAATGGACGGCTCCGCAAAGAGACTTCTTACCTAATGACGGCAAAGGTGGTATAATTATTTATGATGATGAAACCCCTGTATGTGCCGGATTTATGTATCTTACTAATTCCAAAGTAGCGTGGGTAGATTGGATAATATCAAACAAGGAATATACCAAGAAGCCACAAAGAAAAGACGCCATTAAGTTATTGGTGTCAGCGTTGACAGATATATGTAAAAAAACAGGAAGTAAATATAGTTACGCATTAATTAAAAACGAAAGTCTTATAGGAATGTACGAAGACCTTGGATACATAAAAGGTGATTCTTATACAGGCGAAATGATAAAAGTATTATAATATGGCAGCATTTACAACCATCGCAGCAGGAATTGGATTAGCAGCAACAGCAGCTACTACCACAGCATCATTTGTACAAGCCGGCAAACAAAAAGAAGCACAGCGTAACGCAGAGCGTGATGCTGACGAAGCTATGCAAGCGGCTCGTAAAAAATTAGAGGTAAACTTTTATGACAAGTTATCTATTCAAAAAGAGCCTTACGAATTAGAAAGAGAAGCATTGCTTTCTCAAGGTGCTGAGGCTATTCAAGCAGGTGTGGAAAGCGAAAGAGGTGCGGCTGCAACAGCAGGTCGTATCCAATTAGCACAACAACAAGGTCAAGCAGGAATTAGAACTGCAATGGGTCAAGAGTTAAGTAACCTTGAAAAACTAAGTGCACAAGAAGATAGTCGTTTACGTGATGTAGGAACTCAATTAGATTTAGAAGAAGTAGCAGGTGCTCAATTAGCTGCGGCAAATGCCCAAGAGTTAGGAGCACAAGCAATGCAACAAGGGTTTGAAGGCGTTACAAGTATGGCTCAACAAATTTCAAGTTTTGCCCCATTATATGAAAAGTCGCAGGGTGCTAAACAGTTTTCTAAATTACAATCTGATTACGCTTCTGCTGCTCAAAATAAAACATTGGCTCCGAAATATATGAATAATGGTCAAGCAATTCCTTTTAACCAAGCTGTTCAAATGATGGGTTCAAGTACAGGAGGAACAGGATATGGATTTGATGTTTCAGGTGTTGGTGCAATGAAAGCACAAAACTTCCAAGATTATATGAGCAGACAAAATGCAGGTAATTTAAAGAAAATGAGAAGTTTTGGGTTCACCAAATAAATAAAAAAATAATCAATGGCAACATATTATAAATACGTAGAACGAAGTGCAGACTCGCAAATAAATTGGGCGGAAGTAGGCAAGAATATGAGCGATATGCTCTCAAACGAAACTCGTATTCGTGAAGAAAAGAAAGCTGCAATTGATGCCGCATCTCGTGAATTTGGTCAGACATTAGCTAATCCTCCACAAGGTGAGCATAAAGGTGCTAATCAATGGGCGTTAGAGTATGCAGATAATGCTTCTCAATTTATGTTGATGCAAGATAGACTATTGAAAAGTGGTCAAATGAAATTAAAAGATTACACTGTTGCTCGTCAAAATATTCTTGATGGAACAGACCAAGCATTTAATCTTACCAAAGAATATCAGGCAGTTTTTGCTGATAAAATGGAGAGATACAAAACAGATAAATCTCAAGACTTAGAGCAATGGCTTATGGGTCAAGCAGAAGGATTATCTGATTTCAATAAATCTGAGTTGTATATAAATCCAACAGACGGTACACTTAGTGTTGCAAATAAAGAAAAGAAAATTGTAGATGGCAAAGAGGTTTACGTAATGAATCAAAACCCTAATGAGTTTGTTTCTGTTAGTACGCTTAGAAATCAAATTGCAGGAAAGTATGATAAGTTTAATACAAATGCAGCAACAGACGCTTTTGTAAATGGATTAGGTGAAGAAGTTACAAGTGCTATTGCTAAAACGGCTTCATTATCAAGTGGTGGGTTGATTGAAAATATAGAAGATATTAGAAGTAGAACAGACATAGACCCTACAACAAAACAGATATTATATAAATTTACAGATTCAGAAACTCAATTTATAAAATCGGCTCTTACTAATCCTTTTGATAGACTATCTGTTCTTACAAATAGCAAAAAGTTTGCCCCTAATGGTGAGCAGTACGGGTTTACATATGATGAGGCAGAAGCAAAGAAGAATCCTGCAAAAGTTTTATTGAGAAAGGACCCTAAGTCAGGTCAGCCAACTCCTCAGTTTTCTGAAGAACAAATGAAAGAATCTGAGAGTTTTATGCGTACTGAACTTCGTGCTAAATACACTCGTAAAGAAGAACTTAAAACAACTCCTCAGGCTCAGTTACAAGAGCGTAGAGCACCTACTACAGGAGAATTAAGTAATCAACAATTAATAGCTGATGCGAAGAACTTTGCAGAAAATATGGCTACAGCATTAACAGGTAAAGACCCTGTTGCTATTGGTAATGCAATTAAGTACTTAGCAAATAAGTCAGGTAAGATAGTTAACAGAACGGCTACAGGAATGGTTATTTCAAATGCAGATGGAAGTAATTCAAGTCCTTATAATTTTATGGAGAATGGCAAAATAACTGACCCTAAAAAATTAACTAAGGCAATGGTTTCTGCATTTGGTACCTCTTTACCGGAAGATAAAATAGTACAATTTGCTAATCAGTTCATAGGAAGCAATGCATTAGAAACAAAAACTTCTGCAAAAGGATTTACAGAACAAGCAAAACCTGTAGACCCTACAGTGGTTTATGGAAAATATATTGACAAAGTTGTTGCTGATTCTGACGTTGCAGGATTAGATAAGGGAGATGCGGCAGATGCATTAAATGCTAAATTATCAGGATTGGGAGTTACAGTAAAATCTTCTCTTGTTCCATTTACAGATGATGTATATATAATTAATGGAGATAAAAAAGAATCCCCTAAATTTAACATAAAGAAAGCAGGTGCTGTTGAGGCAATAAAACAATGGATTAAAGCAAATCCTGCAGGGGCAACTCCTACTCAAAAAGCTGCTAATATAAAAGCACTTATAAAGTCAGGAGTTATAGCAAGCGGAGCAGGTGAGTTGGATGATATTTAATAAACGACATTAAAAATATACTATGGACGAGTTACAGAAACTGTACGATGTATTGGTTAGAGAGGGTAAATACACTAAGTCTTTTGAGGAGTTTCAGGCTAAATGGGGACAAGACCAAGCCTATAAAGATAAAGTGTTTGATGTCGTTTCACGTGATGGTCTTTACACAAAAGATAAGAACTCATTCTTACAAAAATATTCAGGAGGAGGCTTAACACCTCAGACTCCCGAGCAGCCTATTGCACAACCTACTCAGCCTATTCAACCCGAACAGGGACCTATGGATTTTAAAAAAAAAGGACAGTCTCCTTTTGGCGTTGCGGCATTACCATCGGCTCCTTCTTTTTTGGAATCACAAAAACAACTTCCAACGTTTGAGACCACTCCTTTAATAGGGGCGAAGCCTAAACCTAAGACTAAACAGCCATTAGACTTTCTTGAGCCTTCATTACAGACAATAACTCCTGAGTTAATTAATAAGAACGAAGAGTTTGTTGTACCTAAAATGAATTACCAATTTGCTGACCTTGGCTTTAAATTTGAAGAATCAGGTGCTACAGGGGATTGGATGACAGCGACTGCTCCTAATGGTAAAACAATTGAGGTTTCATTAGACCCATTCTTTAGTTCAAAAGCTGTGTCTGAGTCTGAGAAATTAAAAAAGTTTATTAAAGATAATTCTGCCCAAGTAAAAGGTCTTTCAACTATTGAAAGGTCATATGCTGCTGAGAATAAAAAATTTGATACACAAAAAGAAGTAGACGAGTCTATTAAGAAAGTAAATAATGATGCTACTAATCTTAATCAAGAGATGGGTAGTTTCTTAAAACAAAGAACACAATTAGAAACAGAGTATTCTGATTTGGCAAAAGTTCCTCAGGCTTTAAAAAACAGTCCTGAGTATATAGCTAAGTCTCAAGCTGTGTTACAAAAACAAAAAGATTTAGAAGCACAAAGACAACAATTAATATCAAGACAAAATAAAATTGAAACTGAGTCCAAGTATTTGGATAAAGCTGTTGGCAAATATGCTAATATGAAATCACAACAAGGAACCTTTTTAGGGGGTACTTGGAATTGGTTGTTAGAGGGAGCATCAAGTATTGCTGCAGGTGCGGCAAGTAGTGTAATAGATTTGGGTATTGGTCTTTTGCCAAAGGATATGTTAATGGCTCCTGAAGAATGGAAGTCAGAGTCATTACGTATAGCAAAAGAATTAAAAATAGGAGAACCAAGCATAGGGCAATCTCCGGATAAATGGTTAAACTCTTTAACTCAAACTGAAAAAGACAAAATAGAAAGTAAGATAAGAGACTTAGGTAAGAAGCAAGTTAAAGCTGATGTATTGCCGGCTGTAAGAGAAGGGAACCGAGTTGTACTTGGAGACCCTACTACTACTACAGAATGGACTCGTTTAAAAGAAGAAGGTTTTTGGGGTGGAGCATATGCAGGTGTAATGAAATCTTTACCTGCAATGGTAAACGCAATAGGTGGAGGATTACCGGGCAGAGCATTAACAACGGCTGCATTTTATGCTCAAGTCAGCGATGGCGTTGCACAGGAGATGGAAAAAAATCCTGCGTTTAAAGATATTTCAGAGAATGAGAAGAATGCAGTTATGATACCTATTGGTATAACAGGTGCTGTTCTTGAAGAACTTGGTCTTAGAAATGTAGTAGGAAGTAAAGGGTTGTTAAATAAGTTAGCATTAAGAGCACTTGGTAAAGCCGGTGCTACAACTACTGCCACCACATTTAAAGAACTTGTTCAGAATGAGGTTGAAAGTATGATTGCAAAGGGTGCTCTTACTTTAACTGCAGCAGGTCTTGCGGAGGCTGAGACGGGTGCGGCTCAACAAATAGCAGAGTATGGTGTAAAAGATATTTACAATGCAATTAAGGGCACAAAAATGTTTAATAACCCTGAGACGTTTACGGCTGAATGGGTAAAAGATGTAGCAAAAGCAGGAGCACAAGAAGCAGTGGGCGGATTCATTATGGGTATGCCAACTGCTGTAAGTACAGCTTATACTAAGAAGGGATTCTTAAATATGAGTGACATTACTTTTAGAACATTTGAATCAGCAGCTAACGATGAGAATATTCAAAAAGCGTTTGTAACAAAACTAAAGAACCAAGTTAATCAAGGAGAGATTACTATGGAGCAGGCAAAAACAACATTAAATAACTACAGAAACTCTGTTGGTTTATTTAAGTCTATGCCTGAGAATTTAGATTTAGAGGGAAAAAAGAATGCAATGAATCTTTTGAAAGAAAAGAAAGATTTAGAGAATCAAATAATTAACAAAGACCCTGCGTTGGTTAAGCCACAGAAAGATAGAATAAACGCAATCAATGAATCACTAACTAAACTAAGCGAAGATGCCATTCAAAAACAAGCAGCAAATGAAAGCCTGCTACTCAGCCAACAATCCGAAATGGGATTGCAGCAAGTGGGCGAAGGAGACCAAGGACTTGAAGTCACTACCACAGGGACCGAAGAAACCATCACTCCTCAAGGGACGCAAGAAACAATAACTCAAACTACAGAAAATGGACAACCAACAACAGCAACAACCGGACCTATCGCAGGAAACAGACTCTTTAATAAGCCACTCACGGCTGCTAAAGAAGTTGCGAATAGATATTATCAAAGAGTTTTCGGCACCGAAAGACCAAGTTTTGCCGGCACAAGAAAACTTGATGAAGCAAGAGGAAAAAGAATAGCTGATGCTTACATAGCAATGAAAGACGACCCCACTAATCCTGAGGTTCGTGCTGCTTATGATGCAATGGCTAAAGAAACATTAGACCAATATAAAGACTTTGTTGACTCAGGGTTTACTATTGAGGTAGACAATGAGGAGCCATATGCTAATTCTCAAGAGATGATTGATGACTTGAGAAATAATAATCGTATAAAAATATTTGCTACCGAAGCAGGATTTGGAAGTAATCCTATTACAGAAGAACAAAGACAAAGAAACCCTTTGCTTCAAGATTCAGGGTTTAAAGATGCTAAAGGAAATACGTTATTAGTTAACGATGTGTTCCGTGCTATCCACGATTTCTATGGTCACGCAGAGTTAGGCAATTCATTTGGTCCTAAAGGAGAAGAGAATGCTTGGAATATCCACGCACGTATGTTCTCTCCACTTGCAAGAAGAGCAATGACTACTGAAACACGTGGTCAAAATTCGTATGTAAACTTCTCAGGTGTTAATGAAAAGATTGACAAGTTAAGAGAGGAGGCAAGGAAATTACGTGAGCAAGGAGATGAGGAAGGAGCAAAATTAATTGTAGATAAAATATATCAAGAAGGTCTTTTTGCTGACCAAAAGATAGGGTTACTTCCTGAAGAGTTCTCTCAGTTTGACGAGGCGGATGCAGGAGATGTAACTATGCGTCCTCAAGGATTACAAGAAAGAGATATGACAGAGACTCAGGTTGGAGAGTTTGAAGCTAAGGCTAAGAAATTAGCAGAAGATATAGAGAACTTTCAAATACCAAGTTGGTTTAGTGCAACACTTCCTGAAGGAACTAAAACCTCAGGGATTACGGCAGAAGACGTTAAAAAATTAGTAGCTAAGTCAGTTGTTGAGATTGGTAAGCTGATGGATAAGGGCGTTGAGTTTGCTGCAGCAGTTAAAGAGGCAGTAAAAGATTTAGTTGATTTATTAGGAGAAGATAAGAGAGACAAGATTGAGCAAACTGTAAAAGAATATTTCAATAAGGGTGAAGGTGTTTCTGAAAATGAGTTGCCGGGATACGATGCATTAAATAGCAAAGTAGACGCAATGATTGAGACCCAAAACAAAAAGAAAGTAGATGCTGCTAAGATTGAAAAGAACGTAATGAAACTTGTTCAACAATCTGCTGCGTATAAAAATGCGACAGATGTTCAAAAAGAAAAGTTAGTTCGTGAAGCACGCAAAAAACTTGGCTTAAAAGAAAAGTCTGCTCCAAGTGTAGCGAGACTAAAAACAGAAGCCGAGGCTGAAACAGAAGGTCAGTCTTTATTTCAAAAGTTTTTTGGTGCTGTAAAGAAAGATGCTAAGGTTACTATGACCGAAAAGAATCTTTTGAAAAAACAAATAAAAGATTTGGCAAGAGGGGCAAGAGATGCCAAGTCTGCTTGGATGAAAGTTAGCAATGAATTATCTAAAGGCATAAAGGAATTGACTACCCGTGGAACCATTAGCGATACTCAAGCTAAGAATGTACTTCGTAAGTTTAGCAAGGTTAATATGTTTAGCCAAAAATCAATTGATTCATTCATTGATTATATGACTAAGGTCTTTGCTAACGCAGAGTACTCTTCTAAGTTAAGTCAAGCCAATGGTCTTAAGAAAGATATATCTAAGTTTTCAAAAGATAAAAACAAGAACGCCAATCTGAGAGATATGGCTCAGCAGTTTGTTAAGATTGACCCATCTATGGTTGAGGATATTGACGCCTACAACGAGATGGCTGCCAAGATTAAAGAAGCTATTAAAGGTTCTACCATCAAAGGCGAGAAGGTTACGTTTGCCAATACTGTAAACATTGAGAATGCATCTGAATATATTGCTAAAACATTAGCTGCTCAGGATGAAAAGATTCGTCTACAAAAAGCTGAAGAGATTCAAGACCTTATGGGTGTTGATGTATCTGAGTTAAGCTATGATGATATGATGCAGTTATTGGATAGCAAAGAATCTATCACAAAATACAATGAAGGTATCATTAGAGATACCATTCAAAAGATGTTTGATATTTACTCAAGCATTATTAATGCAACCATTGATACCGGCAAAGACCAATTCAATGACGAGGATGTAGAGTTTACTAAAAAACAAAAGGCTTTGGTTAAAAGGTTTATGGATATGGACCTTAGTTTATTGAAACCTAAAGAGGCTTTACAGGCTGTTGATGCTCTTGGTAATTTCTTACAGAATCATTCTACTGCTAAGATGGAGACTGTATTGTCTGAATACACAGCAAATTTTAACTTAAAAAAATTAGCTGAAAAAGGAATTGTTGCACAACCATTGAGAAAATATTGGTCTGAAAGATTTGGTAGATATTTGGGTGAGCAAACAACCAACTTGAATATCTTATTTGAAAAGATGTTTAAAGGGTTTAACCGTGGAGGAGAAGTGGAAGATGCGATGGGTGTAACTAAGTTGAAGAACAATAAGTCAATGGGTGAGCGTGAAGCCAATAATATAGTTGACAAATATGTAAGTCAGTTCTATAAAAAGAAAGCAAACGGAGAGGCTTACAATAGTGAGTACAATAGTGTTGAACGTGGGTTAGCTGCATTTATGATAAGAAATGTAATTGGTACTGCCAAACAAATGGAGGCTGAGTTTAATAGAAGAAAAGAATTAATAAAAGAATCTATTAAAGTTCTATCTCAAGGCAATGACCAAGAGCAAAGAAAGTCTGAGTTATACCAAAAAGTATATGACAAGATTTTAAAAGATGCCAATTCAATCCAAGAAATAAAAGACAATACCGATGTAACTAACTTAGAAGGTATTGATTTTTGGAATAAAGAATGGGCAGATAAATACGAACAATTATCAGACGTAGCAGAAAATGTTTACAATAAAGTTTTAGATAAAGACTTAAACTATACTCCTGATAAATTTGTAAAGTTAAGTGCCGAAACGGGTCCTGTTGAACTAAGCAATGATGAGTCTGCATTTTTCAATAATAGTGATGGCGTTATATATAAGAAAGAAACAGGGGTATTAATGACTGCTGTTAAGCCGGAGACTTTACCAACAAATCCTAAGAGCGGAGAGACAAGTATGTACATTGACTTATCATTTGATAAGAACAATGCTAATGCTATGTACGATGCCCTTATTGATATGGGTACTGCTGCTCCAATTAGACAAATAGAAGCATTTTTAAACTCTCCTGATTTCAGAAAGATTGTTCCTAAATCAGAAGATGCTAAGATTTTAAAGAACAGAGTTCAATTGTATGTTGGGAATATTAGAAATAAGAATCCATATTCTAATGATGAGTTGTCTGCTGTTGTAAGAAGTCTTAATAAGATAGCAAGTGTGGGTGTTGGTCAAGCATTAGGTGGTGTGCTGCAGCCAATAAAACAGGTAATACCTGTAGCGATGAACACTCTTGTCAATGCAGGTGGTTTAGATATGGGTGCTATGTTTAGTGCAGCTAAGAATGATTTTATTAATAGAGCAGGATATGCCATTTCAAATAGAGGTATTGAATCTCAGGCTCAGGTTGAATCTTTAAATAAATTAATTGATGAAGCATCTAAATCTAAAGGTGCTGAATTGCTTAAAAAAGTTGAGAAACTAAACAAATGGTGGTTAGAAAAGTTCTTGGTTAATCCTGACGTATTTATTGCTCGTGCATCTTGGATGACATATTATGAGCAATCATTAAAGAAACAAGGGATTGATATAAAAGGAATTGATTACAATACTCACGAGGTTAATGAGGAGGCTGCTGATTACGCACAACGTATGGTTGATAGACAACAAAACGTTTCAGATGCGGACTTATCCGGTAAGATGTTTTCAAATAAAGAATCTTCAAACCAATTGCTTGTTAAGACTTTGCTTCCTTTTGCAAGTTTCAGAATGAACCAATCTGCAAGACTTGGTGCTGACCTTGCTGTATTAGCAGATAAAACAGCTACTGAAGAAGATAAGAAGATTGCTATTCGTTCGTTAAGTGGATTTGCTGTGGAGATGGTGACATTTAAAATAGTATCTGCAGGTTCTGCTATCTTATTAGGCTCTGCTGCTAAATGGGCATTAGGTCAAGACGAGGATGAGGAAGAACGCAAAAAAAGAATTAATAATGTTATTAAAGGTCAGGTGACAAGTACATTCACGGACATTATGTCTCCGCTTCCTGTGTTAGATAAAGCATATCAAAAAGGTGGGAACTTTTTAACTGAATCTTTACTTGGCATTCCTAAGGAAAGCGTGTTCTCAATCTATAATGTTCCTAAGCAAGATTATTTTCAAAGTCTTGGTTTATTTGGTATCGCAGCAGACAGAGCATCTCAGTTATATGACATATCAAAGTTATCTGCTACCGGAGAATACACTGATGATTTTGGTAAAGTAAAACAAATATCAGAAAGCGATAGACAGGCATTAAGTGTATTGGTTGCTCCTGCTGTTTTATCTAATCTTGGATTGGCTCCTGTAGAAGCAAATAGTATTGTAAGAAATGCTATAAAGTATGCTAAGAAAGGGGAGGGTAAATCATCAGAAGAAACAGGAGCAAAGCAAGAAAGAGCAGATAAAAAAGCAGACGACACTTCTCAAAAAATTGAGGCTCTTGATAAGTTAAGAGAGAAAGCTAAGTCTCAGGATGAAATAGACGCAATTGACGAAAAGGTTAGCGAGTTAGAAGCTACTCCTGAAGAAAAGAAAGCAATAGCTGAAGACAATAAAGCAGAAAAAGAAATTAAAAGAGATTTGCTTACAGACCCTGACACCGGAGAAGAATATGATAATGAGTCTGAACTTAAAAAATACAATCCAAAATTATACAATCAAAACTTTGGTCCGCAATCTGAGTGGTATCAAGACCATAAAAATGAGAAAGAAGTTCAAAAGAAAATGAACAAAGAGATTCGCAAGATGGAGGATATTGAGCAAGGATATGTTGCACCTGTTAAACCTAAGCGTACATCAAGAAGAAATTCAGATGGAACAATTAAAAGTTCAACGTTTAAGAGAGTAAGAAAAGATGCAAATGGTAATGTAATATCAAGTTTCACAAGTACAAAAAACTAAATGTACCTAATATACTTTAGTTCTTTCTGCTTGTCATAGTAAACCATCATCTCGGCATCATTAACCGCACCGTCACGGGGAGGGCGACCTCCCCATTTAATTTCTCCCTGCAGTTTATTGGCTTTGCCATAGATGATTCCATCCTCGCACGCCCATATAAGTACAGGGGTTATACGCTTGTCAATTAACTTAACTAATTTTTTTGCTGATATAGGCAGCGGATACGCTGCACGCATAGTTCTGATACGACCTTTAACTTCTGCGTAGGCTATTAGACTTTTGTCTTTATCAAAGACTTTGTAGTCTACATCGTGCGGGTCTAACTTTTTAAACGAACCACCGAAGATACTAACGAATAGTTCAATTGCTTTCTTCTCTCTGATTAAGTCCGTCTCGGTTTCAAAAGTCGTCATCTTCCAATGATTTTAATATTAGTCGTAGGTCTACAATTAAATTTCTTATGTCTCGTTCTGCGGGGACAAATTCCCTGTCCACAATGTTTTCGTAGATGTTTGCTAACAGCAGGTGCTGTTCATTTGTTCTAAATGCGATACGCTCAGCACGTGAGTTCTCGCTACTCGAGTTGTTGTTCATAGTCGGTTATGCCATTAAACATTTGATTAATTTTTTTAAACACAAACGACTCTCTTCCTTTTTGCGTCCTTCCATCAACGAGTTGTATTATATCTGAAAGTCTTTTGTACTTATCTATCTTCTTTAATAAGTTAGTTCTCTCCAAAATTAACTTTTCTATTCGATTATTTAAACCAATAATAGACATTTTTTGTTCAAGCTGCTCAAGACTTAACTCCATTGGCTCTCTTCCTTGTAAAAAAGTTTCCCTGCAGGCTATGTATTTATCCATTACAGAGGGACTATATTGTAGCATCCCATCAGCGTCTGACATATAGTGTATGATGGTCGAGTGGTGTTTCTTAAGGTATCTTCCTATCTCTGAAATGGTAAACCCCCTATCTACTAATATCTTTGAAAATACCTTTCTTGCATTAACAAATTCCCTTTTGTTTACCTTCTTCATTACATTCACACTGAACATATCATTCACTATCTTCTGCAGGTTGTCCATTTCTTGTTTGCTTTCCATTTAATTTGATTTGATTGCCTTTAAATATTTCCACTTTTACTCCGTGGTTTTCTAATTCCTTTTTCCTAAACTCCTGTAGTTTAGACATCTTTCCATCCGGCTTCTTTACTTCAACAAACAATACGTCTGAATTTGGAGGGATAGCTACGAGGTCAGGGATGCCATTCTTGTTGGTGTTAATCAACTTGATTACGTAGTATCCCTGAGCCTCTAAGTCCTTAATCTTTTTTGACTGTATCTGCTGTTCTTTCATTCGTTTGTTTTAACAAGTCTTTGATAGAAAGACTAACGTGATTACATTCTTCTATAAATGCAATCAGCTTATCTAATTCCTCCTGAGTGAATGCGAATCTATTCGCCAAGAAGAACTCATAGGGCATACAGCTTTCGTCTAAGTCAATCTCCTCCAACTGTACTGCTAAAGTTTTCTGTGGGAGAACTATCAACGTGAAGATGATGGTGTACTCTTGTCCTTCTTTAAGCCATTTCTCCTGTGGTATTTTGCTCGGACGATTCTTGTCGTTGATGCAGATACATTTTACCATTTTCAATTAGTGTTTGTTTGTTTGCTAATAACCAATCAATAAAGTCATTTTGATTGAGTGTTTCTAATGCTTTAAATATTTCTTCTATTGGTGTCATAAATAAAAGTCTTGTTTAAAATGATTCACCGTGTAGTCTTTCTTCTTTGTGACAGCCTTGTAGATGTCGTGCTCTATCCCACCCTTCGAGAAAATCCAATATACTTGATTCTCGAGGCGTTCTTTTGTGGTCATCCGGTCTTTTGACTGCCAATAACTCGTAGCACTGAAGTCAATGTTGTAATAAACCAAGTACTCAGCCTGTCTCAAACTAATTCCTTCTCGTCCACTTACAATCTGTAGTGCTATGTTTTTATGGGTGTCTTCAAAGACACTTAACTCAGAGGTTAAGTCATCACCAAATACCTGCTTGAGTGCGTTGTACTCTTCCTTGAACTTGTAGAAGATTCCAATCTTGCATCCTTCAAACTGCTCTTTGATAAACTCAGCCTTGCTCAGGTCAAGTATCATACTGTTGCCACTCTCAAACTTTACGGTTCCACTGCACAACTGATGCACTTTCATCATTAACTTGACCGGAGTGTCTGCTAAAATAGTTTCTTCTTTTCCTTCTATCACCAATTCCTTCTTTAATTTTTTAATCATCGCATAAGTCATTGGCTTCATCTCAACCTCAAGTATCTCTTCTTTGGTCTCAGTCATAAATCCTGCTTCCTGTTGCGTGTAGTTAATAGTGTATGGCTCCATCTCTTTGAGGATAGTATCAAGTCCACCACTATAATCATTAACAAACAGTCCGTTAATCTTACGCTGTTTTATTTTAACGTACTTGTCGCAGAACCTATAGAAGTTTTTAAACTCTCTGAACGGGTTGTTAGGTATCGCATATACTTGATGGTACATCTGTGAGTACGACTCAGGTGTTGGTGTCCCACTAAGTAGTATCACCATTGGTCTATATTTTTTTAGCACCTGTGCCACTAACTCTGCTCTTCCACTTGCTTTTGGGAAAGCACCCATACTATGTGCCTCATCACAAACAATTAAATCCCATTTATTGTCGTTCATAACAAGGTGTAGGCTTTCATAATTGATGACACATAGGGCGTATGTTGGTTTTAACGTATTGTAGTCGGCTTCAATTGAACTAATTGCTTTCTTTTTAGTAATGAACAGAACTTTTTTTATATTACACATCTCTGCTATGCCAAGACTTGTAAGTGTCTTTCCGGTACGAACTTCCATCGCAAGGTATAAAAACCTATACTTTGAAAGTATCTCATATCCTTTATGAATAATGTCAACCTGATAGTCCCTGAACTGAAATTTATTTTGCTCCATCTCGTATAGGTTTTTATAATGCTCACAACTATTTACAATCTTGTCTATGATATGCTTCTCTGTGTCGTACTTAAGAACTTCACGTATCTCAATGGCTTTGCCTCGTCCTGACTTTACCGTTTTGGTTTGAAGCACAACCTTCTTTAGCATCTCGCAGTACTCCCACATTACTTTGTTGCTATATCCTGAGGTACGTTCAATCATCTTCTTATTCTTTTT